GTTAGTGCTTGTTCTTTCAGGTGCTACTGTGATCTTTTCTAGGTTGACGGTACTAGATACATCAAGTTTTTGATATCCCATATCAGCAGTCATGTCCCATATACTTTTGATAGCTGCTTTAGAGACTTTGATTGCTGGACTGGGATTCTTGTATTTTGAACTGCGAATCATAGTCACAGTACCGGTAGTAGTCGTGCCAGGTGCGCCAGCGGAATCTATGACTACATTGCGGGGCGGTGCAGGTTGATCTAATTTATTTGATAGTACTCCGTTACTCTCATATACACCGTATGTAGGAACCACATATAGATTACTATTATCGTAACCAGATTTAGGTACGATGCGTTCAGCTTCTTTTAGTGCTGCATCATTTATCGCTATGTTAGTATTGTAAGTAGCCAAGATGTCTTTAAGATCGCTTGCAGTATCTAGTTGCCAATAGTCTGGATCAGGTGGATATATTCCTGCAGGAACATCTTTCAATGATAGATAATTCTTATCACCGTATGTTATCACATATCCTGCAGGATATGTCTTACTTTTATCCCATATACCAAGATATGTATCTTGGTTTAAAGGAGCGTTTAATATCTGACTAAATTCTTCACTATCAACCATTGGCTCGCATTTGATGCGCCATAGATGAGGGAACCAAGTCTGACTGAATCCCTCACTAGCATAGTCAGCGTCGGTTATCTGCATGAACCTCTTTAGTGCTACTGGGATAGTTTCCTTGAGTGGGTTATAGTCAACTAGATGGGGCAATTCTATAACATCACCAACCATCAATTTACGACCTATGATATCTATCATGTCATTATAGTGAACTGTGATGAATATGATATCATTGTTCAAAAATAATCCAAATTGACTTAAGTTGAAATCTAGATTTTGCACATTATAATGACCGCGCAATCTATAGATGCTAGTTTCATATGTTCTGTCACGGTTTTCTAAGAATAACAAGTCTTGTATATTAGTCGGGGCTAATACATCGTATTCGGGTTGTGTATAATCTATAGAAGGTCCTTGATTTGTTGGACCTAGGTACTTGTGTATATACAGGTCCGTAGCACCTACGGTGAACTGTTCTGATATTGTTCTATCAAAAAAGTTGTAATCGTTCGTTTTATTGGGACGCCAAAGGCTTAATCTAGGCATAGTTATTTCACTTTATTACTTATTTATCGTAAATAGACTTGACTGCGTATTACCCAAAAGCTTGACAACAAATGGTTTCTGTGCTACAATGCGTATTCAATTGAAACTTTGGAGTAATCAATGGCTAGAAAACCGTCAGAAGATCAGTTTGTAAAAGCACTCAACCCGCGTGATGCTGATACGAAATACATGGGTGAAGAACCTTTCTTCCCGATTCAGCCCGATACTGAACAACGATTCTCAACTCTTGCTAGAAGTTTCACATGGTACAACCGATTCTATAGTAAAAAAGATGCTAAAGAACTATTGTGCCAATATCTTGACTACAATAAGCGCACAGAAGAAGCCAAGCAACTTAGAAAAGTACATGAGAGCGAATTCCTCCTTACATTGTGCTGGGTATCACGCATGACTATGCGCGGTCTAGAATTGACTGAGCATGAAGAACTCACCTTGCAAAATGATATCAAACGATTGGTAAAATCACTGACCACTAGTGAAGTAAAAACTAGCGCAACTAGTATCGTAAAAGAAGAAACTGTATCTACTCGCCCTAACATTCAGGAAGTATTGCGTGAGAAAGCAAAAGACGCGGCTGGTGAGATGGAAGGTATGATTGATGATTTTGTCACAAAGGGCAAAGCGTCAGAAAAGACAGTTGACATTGTTGCGAAATACAATGTCATGCCACAGCATATCCCGATCATTGTTGAAATCTGGAAGCGCAAACAAGATGAATTCCAGCGACTAAGCGACGGTGACGAGTCTCTTAAAGAGGGTTATGCGTTTCTAGGTAAGATTCAGATTCGCAATATCCTCAAATTCATTGACGGTGTGCTAGGTGACTTGAATAGTTATATCAGCATCAAGAAAGCAAGCAAGGCTCCGCGTAAACGTAAAGCAGTCCCTGTCGAGAAGATCGTTGCTAAACTGAAGTACTTGAAGTTGTTCAAGGACTTTGCAACTAAACTTGATTTAGTTAGTGTGCATCCTACAAAACTTCACGGTGCTAGTGAGGCATGGGTCTACGATACTGCAAAGCGCAAACTGCATCACTATATTGCTGACGAGTACAGCAAAGTGTTCAGCATCAAGGGTAACACAATGCTAGGATTCGATGCGAATGCTAGCGAGATGAAAACATTACGTAAGCCCGGTGAGCAAATCAAAGAGGTGATGGGTAGCAAGCCTGCTGCACGTAAGTATTTCAAAGATATCAAAGCAGTAGGTGCAGTACCTAACGGCAGATTCAATGAGAACATGATTATTTTGAAAGCGTTTTAAGATGAACAAACCAGATGTAAAAAACCGCATGTCGGAATTGATGGTCCTGATTGACAAGTCAATTGAATTGACTGATGACAGGAATGAGATGCTGATGCTAGCTTGTGCAATGCTACAGCGTACAAATGAAATCTTTGAGGCTACACTAGGCAAAGAAGGTAGAAAGCAAATGTTTAAGGATTATATATGAATATTGATTTAAATAAATATCAGGAGTTTGTAGCAGCAGTCACTAGTAATCCTAGTGTTAGTTTGACTGCGTTCATAGACACTTGTGACCGATTGGATGCTAACTATGAAGTGATTGATGGTGAATTGAAACATGGACCTGATGTTAACATCCCGTTACTAATCACAGCCTGTTTAGGATTAGCCGCAGAAAGTGGTGAATTTATTGAAGTGCCCAAGAAGATACTTTTTCAAGGAAAAGCACTAACCGAAGATGCTGTTTACCATATGAAACGGGAACTGGGTGATGTTATGTGGTATTGGATCAATGCATGTCGTGCATTGAATCTAGATCCCAATGAAGTGATTGCCGAGAATATTCGCAAGTTAGAGTCACGCTATCCCGGTGGACAGTTTGATGCATTTTATAGTGAAAATCGTAAAGAAGGAGATTTATAATGTCTAAGCCAGTTAAAAAGCTAAAGGTAGATTTGCCTAAACCAGTTAAAAAGTTAAAGGTAGTGCCGCCCAAGCCAGTTAAAAAGTTAAAAGTAGAGCCGCCCAAGTCAGTCAAAGTTAAAAAGTTAAAGGTAGATTTATCTACTATCAAATTCAAGAATCCTGAAAAAGTCACTGATGGCAGTAACGGCAGAATTCTTGAGAATGCAATGCGTGACCAAGGATTTCCGGTAGACCCGCATGCTACTGTCGATCTACCTGGAGTTAATAAATCTAGTCCCGGAATTGAAGTTAAAAGTAGGAGCAAAACTACTAGTTCCATGCACACTATTGGTACTATGACATATGCTGCCATCATCAATACCCCATGGAATGAAACTACCTTTAAAGAAAAACTTCAGCAACAATATAGAGTCACTTTATCAACGAATCCTTTTACTGGTGAAATTGATACTAGTGGGATGATGGTAGATTTTACTGATCCTGAAATTCAAAAATTGTTTGAAGAGGCGTATGAAAATTGTCGTTCCCAACTGATTGCACAAGGAGATATCATACCAAAGCAAACGATTACCGGAGGTCAATTTGGTGCGCTAGAACACAAAAACGGAAAAAGCTATGCTATGCGAATTCCAGATTCTGGTATGAAAAAAGCTATCAAACATGCTACTAGCACCTATAATCAATTGTTTAAATAGGTAGTCTGTTAAGTGTTACCTGATAAATAGTATTATTAGGTAACACTTATGTCAACATATCCAACCGCTTCTGTTCTTTCTACCCCGACTGGTTTAACACTAGACGAGTTAAAAGAGGCATTATTCAACAATATCAGGCTCCGTTTAGGCGACGGTATCATTGATTTGGAATTGGACCCTCAACATTACGAGGCAGCTTACAACTACGCTATCAAAGTCTATCGTCAAAGGGCACAAGCCGCTACAGAAGAATCTTACATTCTAATGACCATTGAGAAGAATGTAGATACTTACACATTGCCACAAGAATTCATCAATGTCCGTAGTATTTTCCGTAGAACTATCGGACTAGAGACTGGTCCTGGTGCCAGTTCATTTGACCCGTTCAGTAGTGCTATCTTAAACACATATCTTCTCAACTATAACTATGCAGGTGGCATGGCAACATATGACTTCTATGCAGGTTATGTTGAGTTAGCTGCACGTATGTTCGGTGGTTATGTAACTTACACGTTCAACCCAGTGTCCAAAGTATTGCGTATCGTGCGTGATCCTAAAGGATCAGGCGAGCGTGTGTTGATATGGGCCGACGTACAGAAACCAGAAGAAATATTACTACAGGATCCAGGTGCAGGCGTCTGGATTGGTGACTTTATCTTAGCTAATCTTAAACTAATCATCGGCGAGGCACGTGAGAAGTTTGGGACTATCGCTGGTCCAGGTGGCGGCACGACATTGAATGGTACTGCTATGAAAGCAGAAGGTAAGGCTGCGATGGAATTACTCATTGAAGAATTGAAGAAATATGTAGATTACAGCCAGCCATTGACATGGATACAAGGTTAACCTAAATACTTTATATTGTCTCACTCCTGTAATATAATAAGTATGTTACAGGAGTTTTCTTTTATGATTATTGGCATCACTGGTTTAATCGGTTCAGGTAAAGACACGATTGCAGATTATCTCACAACACATCATGGGTTCAAACGAGTTAGTTTTGCTGCTAGCCTCAAGGATGCTGTG